CAATGTCAATACCAATGCCAGTGTATGTAGAAATTAATTATAGTGTAGTCTTGCAGTCAGAGTATCAGCAACAAATGAATGAAATGTTAACTCCTTTTATAACAAAGACCGGAGGTATAAATTATACTGTTGTTGAAAAGGACGGCCATAGATACGAAGCTTTCATTCAACAAGGCTTTGCGCAAGAAAATAATAACGCTAATTTAGAACAAGCAGAAAGATCTTATAAAACTAAAGTTGATATAAAAGTTCTGGGCTATCTAATAGGGGAAGACAAAAATCAAGAACAACCAAAGATTGTTATTAGAGAGAACGCAGTAGAATACAAAATACCTAGAGAGAGATTTGCAACTGAGGATGAAATTGCCCATCTTGAGGGTAAAGGCTTTTATAGAGAAAGTTAGTAGTTTTTTTTATATTTTATAAAATGGTTTTTCGAACATTTGTTAACTATTTATATAAGAATATAACCATTCATTTAGAAGGAGAATGCAAATATGCCACAAGGACCAGAAAGCAAATTTAAATTTGTATCACCAGGTATTTTTATTGATGAAATTGATAACTCTCAAATTATTAAACAATCGGACAGAATCGGACCCGTAGTAATTGGTAGAACATTACGCGGACCAGCAATGAGGCCGGTCCAAGTACAGTCTTTTTCAGAATTTGTTGAGATTTTTGGCGAACCAATTCCTGGTGGCCGTGGTGGCGACGTCTGGAGAGATGGAAACTTTACTGCTCCTACATATGCGGCATATGCTGCCCAAGCTTGGCTTAAGAATAATTCTCCACTAACTGTTGTTAGATTGTTAGGTACGCAACATTCTCAAGCAACTGCGGAAGGTAAGGCAGGCTGGGACATGGGAGATATTTCCACGGATCCTG